GGTCAGGTTGGTGAGCTTACTCAGAATCGCCCCGAGAAGACGGCCTTCTTGCCAATGAGACGTCCCGATGTTCGCGGCCGTGCTCAGGGGCAGGGCGGCTCTCTTGATGGCAGGCTGGTCCGTCCAAGCTATCAGAAGACTATGAGACCAACTGTCCGTTCCGAGATTACAACTCGCACAGATGGCCTCCAGTATGCACCAGCAAAGAAGTTCGTATCGAGTGGCCAGCTCGCACAGGACCCAACCCGCAACAAGTCCGATGTCAATTGCCAGCAGTGGCGGCACGCCAATCAGGCTGCACCCGGCATCAGCAACTTCCATGGTGCCTACACAGTCTCTCCCGAGAATGCCGTTATGGGTGGGGCAAACAGTGAGCAGCTTCTCAGGAACGGCTTCAGGGCTGATGACCGGCGTGGAAAGGCTGACCGACAGGGTAATGCCGGCCGTATGAATGTGCGTGCTGGCCCATTGAACCAGGGTGGCAAACTTACAGCGGTTCGCACCGATACCACTCGCGTCGATGGCAGGACAAACGCAGCCGATGGTGGCTGGACTCAGAACTATGTCAACAGCCAGATGTACAACTTCAATTCATTCAAGGGCAATTCAAACCCATATTCGTATGGTAACGGCCTTGACATTGCCAAGAACCAGCTCGCAAACAACCCGTTTGCCCATTCATTATCTCAGTAGATAGTAATGAGTTTGCTTCGCGGGTGTGAAACTGGTACTACTGTGGGTGCTAGTGTCGGTATAAAGGCGGGTTCCTGCCTGACCGACAAGAGAATAGCATCATTTGACGATCGTGACAATGACGACCCGTCAGATGATGTTACTCTGAAGCAGTGTATCTCTGGATATGTGGCGAATAAGGACCAGGTGCTTGTAAATGACTCGCCAGCCCCATTTGACACGTGCTGCAAGTGCAAACCGGGGCAGCCGTGTGAGCTCTGTGCAATTCCAACAAATTGCACGGATGACGAGAAGGCCATGTTTGTTGCTCGGGATGCGTGCTTTGGCACAGAACCGGGTGACGACCCCGAACCCAGACCCAGACCCAACGAGAATGGGTGTCCCGCAGAGAAGGAGTGCTGGGCTGAAGGGGTGTGGCTCTGGTATGGCTTGGGAGCCATGATTGTTGCCTTCATATTGGGTTTTATCATTGGAAAAATGTTGTAAAATAACATTAATGGGGTATCTCGTCGATATCGACAGCAGCGAGCGTGATCCCATAGAGTATCCAAACCCCAATGACTATACGATTCGTCTAAATGATAGGATATATGACATCACAAGTATCAAACTTGTCTCGGCCCGTATACCAAACTGCCAGCCACTGATAAATTCGGGGAACAGGCAGTTCGAGGTCAATGGCGTCTCTGTTGTGCTTGACGAGGGGACCTATACAGATGGGGCTGACCTTGCTTCAAACCTCCAGATCCAGATGGCACCCCCTAACACGGCTGTTGATACGGTCTCATTTGACCCATTCACCAGCAAGTTGACATTTTCAAATACCTCTGCAGTTGGGGGTAGCAATGTTGGCTACAGTGTATCGGGGACCGAGACGGCCTCAAACCTCGAGGCATCTGGTGAGCTTGCAAATGATGTCATATACAATTCTGGAGATGACAGCCTGATCTTTGGGGACAATGTTATCTCGATAGACTTTCTGACTGGGGAGAGTTTTGCAAATTCTATGAATGCAAGCTCATTGATAACGGACTTTAATTACATAGATGGGATATTGTTCACACCTCCAAATATCGAGTTTACAAATACACTTACATCAACCACGACAGCTGTGTATTACGATTCAAATGGCACACATATGGCCGAGATGCTCCTGGCAAATATCGGGATCTCCACGTTTAAGACGAATCTTGTTACAATAGAATACGACCCGGCTTTCAACCATTTCAACTTTGGGACTGTGCAGTCGCAAACAAACGTGTCATTTGTGAGTGGTCACATCTTGGCAGCCGACATGCAGGCCGTGTTGGGTGGGGGGAACACCTCGATTGACTCTGTGACCTTTGATGGTGCATCGCTGACATTTTCAAACACTCTCGGTGGGGTATTTGACGACTTTGTTGTGCCATTCAGCAACATCGGCTCAACTCTGGCAAACTCTATCCAGAATAGAACACTCTCGGCGAGCAATTTGCTCCTGTCAGGTTTTGACTACTCTACAAATCTGTTGTCGTTCTCAAACACCTCGTCAACCGCGATCGCATTCGATGATGGGACAACATTGGCAAGATCATTCGAGACGAGCGGTCTCACACAAAAGAGAGTAACATTTGATCCAATCGGTTCAAACTTGACATTCACAAACAATTTCACATTTAATTTTTACGGCGGCTCAAATGGATACGCAACCGCTTCAAGTGTTGGCCCCCCTGCTCACGTACTCGGCTTCAACGGGGCAAACACAGGGGTTGCAAATAGTATAACATCGAGTTATATTGATATTGGTGGGCCGGGGTCAATATTTGTTCGTATAACGAGTGGTTCTGAAGATCTTGATAGGAGACTGTTTGTTGGTGGTGGGACCTTTACAACAAATGAGGGGACCTTTGATCGGCAGAATATGGCCCAGATCTCGCCGCACTACATTGGCAGGATCCTAACCCCAAACATAAATGAAATTATAAATTTCAATGGGGTTGATGACCCGATTCAACACAATTTCATACGGGGGGCTGGCAAATTCATAGATGACCTGCGGATCCGGTTCTATTACAACAATGGCACCAAGTTGATACCATATGACTTTGGGAAACGAAATCACGTCCTGAAGGTTGAGATAGAGTGCTCGCTGGAAAAGCCCAACGCCTCATCTCTGCAGCTGGAACCCTCAGACCTCCCACCGCCTGTAGAGATACCGAATCTGATGCCTAAGAACAGATTTGATAACTCTCAGAAGACCATCCTGATAGTTTCGGTAATAAGCTTGGTATTGGGGCTTGCACTGCTGTCACTTATGCGCAAGAGGCGTACGCTCTAGCGGGCTGCAGTCACGGCGTACTGGAGTGGTCCAGGGGGTGCCACCTTCTTGGAGAAGCGGGCGAGGATCATGTAGATCACGACGGACAGGAGTGTGGTCATAAGGGCAGTCAGGAGCACGTACTGGGCACCGTTCTTGTCCACCTTCACAGTCTGACCGATCACGTAGCGGACCACATCCATCCACGCGAGGGCTGAGGCAAAGCTGAAGCCTGCCACGACGGCATTGACGGACTGGGCCTCGATCTGGGAGGCGATGCTGATAACCTGTGCTGACATTTATAATAATTCGAGAAAATTATTCTGGGAGAAAATCGGTCTCTATACAGAGGAGAGTCTTGTAATTTGGTATCGTCCTGTGTATTTTTTTAGCAACCCCCTTTAACACAACACTCTCGTCTGAAGACGATGCATAATCACTCTCGGTGTCGCACAGCTCCAACTGAGACGCCTCCGATTCGACATCACTCTCATAGTATGGTGTTTCAATCTCGTTGTTCTCCAATTCTGTAATGGGGAAGCCGTTGTTAAAGTCTTCATCGAAACCCTTTGGCTCCTGGATGCCAACGTGTTTTATGTCCATTGTCTAGAGTCAATAGATTTTTTCAACATTTCTTCTGTAGGATTTAGCGGCACCCAGTCATCCCATGTGTCGTAGCACTCGTTGACCCTATTGAGTGTCTCGTCATCTCCTGAATATCTCGTGAATGGGGGTTCCTCGGAGTCGGAGTCGGAGTCGGGGTCGGAGTCGGAGTCGGAGTCGGGGTCGTCCTGGATATCTGGGAATAGCGTCCCCATGTGTCTGCCAACCACGTTCCTGGCACAGAACTTGAGGGCATACTCGAGGTCAGTGCCAGTCAGAGTGTCACGCCCTGACATCTTTGCGTAATTGCCAGCCAGAACGATTGCCGACTCAAATACGGGTGTTATAATGTTTATGCCGGCCTGTATAATCTCATCCTCCATATTACTCTACATAAATGTATTATCTATAAATAACAAACCCGCGAGACCATCTTGCACCCTGAGGACATTGTAGTTCTTTGCGTAGATCCTGATGTTGCGATTGTCACGGCTCGGGCCGTACACTCCATTCATAGTAACCTTGAGCGTCTTGTTGATGATTCTGCTCATATTCACCTGACCGGTGGGTTCTGGGTCCTCCGGCCTGAGTGCAAAGCTGTAGCTATATATGTTCCTCTTTGGTACCCGAGTGTGGTGATACATGGGCTGTGCGTACAGCAGGTAGAGGTAATCTGCCACGTCCTGTGAGATCATGATCTCGTTGTTGAATTCGAGTTGGATGGAATCTACAAATGAATTTGAATTCCCTGGAGCATTGTAATAGCTGAAGTTGAACCAGTCATTTATATCCTGGGTATCCTGACTCTGAACAACAATGTAGAGTTCCTTGACTGGATTTGTAAAATTCAATCTGAAGCTCTTTGAAGTCTCTGTGTGTTCAATGACACCTCGAGAGAGTTGGAGCTGTTCAACGACATAGTCTGTTGGTCGAGCCTTTATGTAGTTCTTTTCCTCGTCCGTCAGGTACACGTACTCGGTCAGGATGCCGGACCTGAGGATGCTGGCGGTGACATTGTCGTACATCACAGTACGGTTGTCACTATTTATCACAACATCAAGGAGTGGTCTAAATTTGAATTTCAATTCAACCTCCTGGCGATAGATTGAATACAGTGGTATGCCAAGTTGATTGTTTCTGAAAAAGTAGAATGGCAGGGTCACGATGTAGACCCGCCTGCCCGTATTATTACCGCCAGTTATAGTCTGATCCCTGGACTTCCCAACCAGATAATAGTAGGCATCCTGCTGAGAATTTGAGACGCAGAGCTCGCTAAAGATCTCCATGTATTCACCCGTGATGCGTTCAATTGTCTGGCCACCTATCACCAGGTCGCAGTACTCGATGAGTGCGTGGCCTATAGAATCTGTATAGACGGGTGTCCCATAGTCCGCCGCAATGTCGGAGAGTTCCAATTTGATCGATATATTCCTGATGATATCGCCCTTTCTTGGGATTGTTGCACTGAGAGTGTTGCCAAAGTCGACGGTGTTATCAATAGGATTCTCAACAGTCTCCATGGCAAACCTTGTGTGGCGTTTGAACTGTTTCAAGAAGTATGTCATCTGGGGCTCACCAGTAAGAAACTCGTCCTGTATGCCAGTAGTAGACAATATGACACGGCCACTTGCCATTACTATTACGGCACAAAATTAAATGCGTGACAGACGCGTATAAATAAAAACATTCTGTAGTAGATGAACATTCAACTCAGGAAGTTCAACCCTGCGTCGATGAAGGATGACAAGGTCTGTGTTGTAATTGGCAAGAGAAACACAGGAAAGTCGACTCTTGTGACTGATATCCTCTATCACAAGAAGCACCTCCCGGCTGGTATAGTCATGTCGGCAACCGAGGAGGGCAATCGTCACTATCAGCAGTATGTCCCAGACCTGTTTATATATGGTGACTACGACAGAGATGCGATAGAGAGGGTTCTGGAACGTCAGAGGCAGATCTTGCTGCAAAACAGACCGATCAGCCCGGCATTCATACTTCTAGATGACTGCATGTATGACAAGAAGTTTATGAAGGACACCTGCATCCGGAAGTGTTTTATGAATGGTCGACACTGGAAGATCTTCTTCATGCTGACGATGCAATATTGTATGGACTTGACTCCGGACCTCCGAGCAAATGTTGACTATGTCTTCATTCTGAGAGAGAACATCATCCAGAATCGTGAGAAACTCTACAAGGCCTTTTTTGGAATCTTCCCGACATTTGACATGTTCAACCAGATCATGAACGCCTGCACGGAAAACTACGAGTGTCTCGTGCTTGACAACACCTCCAAGAGCAACAAGATTGAAGACTGTGTATTCTGGTACAAGGCAAAACTCCACCCGCAATTCAGGATCGGCTCTCCACAACTGTGGAACTATCACAAGAAACATTACAACCCAACGCACGGCATATCAAACGTCGACCCGTCCAAGGTGAGGCGTTCAACCACTGTGAAGGTTATTAAAAGGAACT